CAAAAAGAAATAAACATATATATTTCATACCTTCAATATAATTTATATAAGTTACATCATAAGATTAGATTAAAATGTAAATACGAAATTATAAATAATATGTGAAATATCCAAAAAGAATTTAGCAGTATAAAAAATAATGGAGAAGTAATCTACGAATACTAGTATATTGTATTTCTTTTTTCATTACCACATAATCAAATTACAGCTTATTCCCACCCCAACATACCAACCGCCCGGATAACTATATCCTGTCTGTAAGCCTAATCCCCAACGTTTTTTCTTCTGTAAAGGTGAAAGAGTAATAATTTCCTTGTCTCTGTACACCTCCATGAAATCAAGACTAGGCTTATATCCACTAACTATGGCCCGGTAATTATCAGTTTTATATTCCTTGCTTACAATAGGTACAAGTACCGGAATTGAGTCACCTTCTACGGTTCTGTCAGTCGTAGCATCTATCAAGATAGGTAAATATACCGTATCGATACGCTTTGGAGTTCTCTTTGCCGGTTTGGGTATTGTGTCTCTTATTGTGTCCCGAATACGTACAGTATCTCCTTTAATGTAGACCGTTGACGGATCGTGCGGATTACACTGCATCCACACGATCACGCCAAGCAACAGGCAGACTAGTATCCACGGAAGAAACTTCATATGCCTAGATATTTACAAATGCCTTTCACATGAAGAGAAACAATAGTCCGTTTCCCCTCCTCTGACAGCAAGAAATCCACATCTTCTTTGTTATCCTGAAACAGATTCTCCGTCAGAACAGCCGGACACTTCGTATGTTTCAAGATATAAAAACTACTCTCCTTATCTG